TCCCCGGTCATTCCATGTCGTCGGGTTGACTCATAATCCGACAACAATCGATCACAACAAACACACTTCATTTTAAGCCCTTCTGGGTGTTGGTGCAGGGTACCCCTCACCCAATGTAAAATAAACGCTCCTAGGCCCGTTTAAAGGCCTCTAAACAGCCTTCCCGAAGCCCTTTGCACCTCCCCCTGTCCGGTTAGACACATTCGACCATCAGGAAACCACGTAAAAACCAGGATTTCAGCGTCATCAGGGTCGATAAATACTACCACACGGTGTCCCTCACCTTGGGCCATTAGAAGCTCCTTGTAAGGGCTTTGTGGTGCCCGTAGGTGGGCCAGGATTGACTCTGAAGCCCCACAAAGGGCAGGGATGCTCCCTTGCACCAACTGTGGGCTTTGGGCATTGGCAAGCGCTGCGGTAACCAGTAATATACCCATTAGCACCCGTTTAATTGTCTGTTTCATCATATATTTCCTCATAATATAGGATTTCTTCGGCTAATTCGAGCATTAACAATAAATCAGCCTCGGATACTTTTGGTTGATAATCATCAATGTCGTAGTCCATGTTTATTTGTCCTTCACTAATTCAAATAAACCCAAGCATTCCCCTGTTTCAGGGTCAAAATCATTAGATTCAAGCCACAGACGGGCCATTGTACGGCTATCAGACCGATAGGCTACGATTTTAGATGAGCGGAAACGTACTAGGTACATGGCGGCACCTTAGTGTTGGCGATAGACAAAACCGCCGTCAACCTCTCCCACCAATGCACCATCGTTTTCGAGGTAATCGCGTACAGTCTCCTCCCGCTCGTCTTCGTCCTCGCATTCCGACAGATCAACCCCGTAATCCTGGGCTATGTCGGCTACAGTGCCTTCCGCATAGTCGCAGCAAATTGCAACAACGTCCAGCTCTAGCTCTTCCCCGCAGTCCTCCTCATACTGTTCGAAATAGTCCCACAGTACAGACAGGGCATCGTATGAGAATTGACTCTCGCGGCCAGCGGCGCGAAAGGCGTCAACAAAGGTAGAGAAGGTCACAGTCTGTTTCATGATGGATAAGCTCCAGAAGTTACCGCATACCCTGCGGCTTGGGTGTCAGTGAGATCATACACTGCACACCATAGGGCACTCAAGAGAGTGTCCCTACAGTGTGAAGGGTTAAGCTTCCGCAGGAATGCTCAGAGAACGAAATTTGTCATTACGTTGGCATAAAAATACCCCTGAAATTTTCCCTGCGTTTCTACACGATAGACGGGCTCGTCCCGCTTGTGTAGTTGATTGCGTGCGACACGATCAAATTTTACGCGAACAATCGTGCCGGGAGCTAGGTCGTCGTCGCCGTTCTCAGTAAAAATGTGCCGGGCAATTACTGCGGTACTGTATAGGCGATACTTGCCAGGATTGCGAATAAAATCAGTATGATCGTATGCCATTTTCAATTCTCCGGTGGTAAGTTAGCGGGTGAGAACGTCAAAGTATGAGAGGGCGAGCATGGTGAGACATAAGCCCAAGGCTACAGCAAACAGACAGTCGATGATGGTGTCGCGCATGATGGCCCCTTACCTGGTAACATCGGACACATAGTCCATGCACAGTGCCAGTGTATCAGTACTGAACAGGCGCTTACCAGTGTCCAGGTTGATAACGTAGTACGGGTTCCATGCGTTGACCTGGGAGCTAACGCAGACGCTGTAGATGCCGGAAGTGTAGATTGTGGTCATGGTGTTTACCTGGTAGATCATCGGTGCGGTATTGCATCCGATGTGGTAACTATAACGCACCCCGCTACCAGGTGCCATAGGTGAAAACCCTAACTTCCCTTACTTTTACAAACTGTTGCATTTACCAGGTAGATGGCCTGCTGTCTAGATAGGTGTCATGGTAGCCCCCGTGATAGGGTCCCGCCACTGTCCACACTTGCGCCATGTGAGCGCCCACTAACGTACACTACCTATAGTGTGTGAATGCTTACTAACACGCTACCTATAGTGTGCCTTGAATGTAAGTGCTTACTAACGTTGACGGGGGGAGGGGTCATCGCTTGTGTTTTATTTTTGTGGGAGCCTACCCCGCTCACAAAAGAGTAAAATTAGGTAAATACTGCACTGCAACAAATAAGGACAGATGAGTACAGTATTATGTTAAGTTGTTGTCAGGTAAGGAATAATTGGGGACAGAAGAGGAACTAAGGCGGTGGAATCCGTGCACCCTGGATGGGGGACTATAGAGGATACTTGAATGAGAAGACGCAGATGCTGAACGACATAGCCATAGGAAGGCTTAAAACAGCCTTAGAAGCCTCGGAATGTACAAAGACATACCCAGGTAGCCATGTAGCCTGTTAACGCCTTGTAGGGGCTATAAACCCTTGGAATGTAAAGACAACACAAAGATAGTAGAAAGTACTTGACAAATCTGTACTTTTGTGTTACCCTATACTCTATAGTACTAAGACGATACATCTATGCTCCATAGATGATACATAGATGTTAAATACACTTTATAAGTAATAATACTATATAAGTATATAATACATTTATGTATTATACATTATAAGTAATATACTATTATAAGTATTATACATATAAGTTAACGTATAAGTATACGTTAAAGTTCAACTTGGTTCGTAGCCTGTCTAAGGATGATGTCTAACAATCAATGGGTTGTCTTCTTGTAAAAAGTACTTGACTTTTGTAAAAAGTATGGTATAATTATAGGTATGTGTGGGAAATTATCCTCCCAATCGGGGAAAAGGAAGACAAGTGACAAGACCTTCTGGTAACAAAATGGGTCGGCCCTCAAAGAAAGCATTGGCCGAAATGAAAGAAAACAGGTCGGTGGGAAGACCTAAGGGTACAGCAGCAATAATAAACGAATATCGGGACCGCATGTTGATGTCCCCAAAATCCAGCAAGGTGTTGGAGAAGATATTTGATGCTGCCCTTAACGATGAGCACCCCCACCAAGCAGCAGCCTGGAAGCTGGTGGTAGACCGTGTGGTTCCTGTTTCTGCTTTTGATTCCGCAAAGCAAGGTGGATCAACACCTCAAATCAGCATCAACATCTCGGGATTGAACCAGCCTACGGCTGAAGTCGTGGAGCAGGTGGAAGATGTGTCTTACCGGGAGGTAGATGATGACAACGCTTAACTTCCAATTGTTGAAGTGGCAGCAGGAAGTGTTTAACGACAAACACCGATTCAAGGTGGTGGCTGCTGGTCGTCGTTGTGGTAAGTCTCGACTGTCTGCGGTTACCCTGTTGATTGAGGGTTTGAACTGTCCGGATGGTTCCTCGGTAATGTATGTCGCCCCTACCTTGGGGCAGGCACGGACGATTATCTGGGACTTGCTGCATGAGTTGGGACGACCTGTAATTAAATCCAGCCACGTTAACAACCTTGAGATTACGCTCATCAACGGCAGAAAGATTCTGGTACGAGGTGCAGACAACCCTGACTCGCTGCGAGGTGTGTCGTTAACGTATCTGGTGTTGGACGAGTGTGCGTTCGTGAAGCAGGATGTGTGGGAGAAAATCCTTCGTGCTGCCTTGTCGGACAAGAAGGGCCGAGCATTATTTATTTCTACCCCTAGCGGCAGGAACTGGTTTTTCGATACGTTTAAGCTCGGACAGTCGGAAGAAGATGAAGAATGGAAAGCGTGGCACTTCACCACGCAAGACAACGAAACCATTGATCCCAAGGAAATCGAGGCTGCTAAACGTACCCTGAGTTCCTTTGCGTTCAAGCAAGAATACTTGTCGTCGTTTGACACCGCTGGTGCGGATGTATTCAAGGAAGAATGGTTCAAGACTGCTCCAGAACCGCAGTATGGTCAATATGTCGTAGCGATTGACTTGGCTGGTTTTGAGGAAGTAGGCAAGAACGCTGGAGCATCCAAGAAAAGATTAGATGAATCTGCTATTGCTATTGTCAAGATTGAGGACAACGGCAACTGGTGGGTACACAAGATTCTACATGGTCGGTGGGACATCAGAGAGACTGCTGTCAATATACTAAAGACAATCAGGGACTATGAGCCTATTTCTGTTGGTATTGAACGAGGGGCATTGAAGAATGCTGTTCTGCCCTATCTTAACGATTTGATGAGGAAGAACAACATTTATGCACACATTCAAGACCTTACGCACGGCAATAAAAAGAAAGTTGACCGGATTGTTTGGAGTCTTCAGGGCCGCATGGAGCACGGGCGAATTTCGTTCAATGAAGAAGAAGATTGGGAAGAATTTAGAGACCAGATTGTTATGTTTCCTACTTCTGGCGTCCATGATGATCTTGTTGATGCGTTGAGTTATGTCGATCAATTGGCTTTGACTAACTATCAGCAAGATTACGAAGAAGACGAATATATTGTTTTAGACAAAATTGCGGGGTACTAAATGAAACAAGGACTGTACGCGAACATCAACGCAAAGCGTAAACGCATTGCTGCTGGTAGCGGTGAAAAGATGCGTAAGCCCGGTAGCAAAGGTGCTCCGAGTGCTAAAGACTTTAAGGATGCGGCTAAGACTGCCAAGAAAGGGAAGAAAAGTGGCTACTAAAAAAATGATTCCCATGAAAGAGTTTAAGCCTTGTCCTGGTTGCCCGACCCCGGCCAAATGTAAGAAAGCCGGTAAGTGCATGATGAAAGGTAAGTAATGGCTACTAAAGACCCTCGCCTTGCTCGGGCTGGTGTCTCGGGCTATAACAAACCTAAGCGTACACCGGACCACCCTACCAAGAGTCATGTTGTTGTGGCAAAGGAAGGCGATAAGGTTAAGACCATTCGATTTGGTCAACAAGGTGTAACCGGTTCTCCTGAAGGCACTAAGCGTAACCAATCATTCAAAGCTCGTCATGCAGCCAACATCGCCAAAGGAAAGATGAGCGCTGCGTATTGGGCCAATAAGGAAAAGTGGTGATGGAAGAATACGAAAACAACTTTGAGGAACCCACGGAGTCAGAAAAAGAACTGACCTCATGGGTTGTTCAGCACGTTGACCGTTGGCGTGATTGGCGAGATGCTAACTTCATGGATTCATGGATGGAGTATGAGCGCATCTTCCGTGGTGTTTGGGAGCCGGGAGACAAGACCCGAGAGTCTGAGCGTAGCCGGATCATTTCTCCTGCCACGCAGCAGGCCATTGAAACGCGCCATGCTGAGATTATGGAAGCCATCTTTGGTCAAGGTGAGTTCTTTGACATTGAGGATGACATCCGTGATGTAAACGGTAATCCTTTGGATGTTGAGCAAATCCGTACTCAGTTGATGGAGGACTTCAAGAAAGACAAAATCAAGAAGGCCATCGATCAGATTGAACTCATGGCTGAGATTTACGGCACTGGCATTGGTGAGATTGTTGTCAAAACTGAGAAAGAATACATTCCGGCAACGCAAGCAATCCCCGGTATTGCTCAAGCAGCAGCAATTGGTGTTGAAGAACGTGAGCGAGTGGCTGTTAAAATCAAGCCTGTTAACCCTAAAAACTTTTTGATTGACCCGAATGCAGACAGTATTGAGGATGCTTTAGGCGTTGCTATTGAAAAATATGTCTCAATCCACAAAATTGTGGAAGGAATTGAGAAGGGCATCTACAAAAAGGTTGATATTGGGTCTAATTATGAGGACGATAGCCTCGAACCGACTCAAGAAGTTAAGCAGTATCAGGACAACAAGGTTAAATTAGTCACATACTACGGTTTGGTGCCTCGTGAATACCTTGAGGGGACGGACGAAGATGAGGAAATGGTCGAATTTTTCCCCGAAGGTTCTGAGGCTGAGGATTATTCTAACTTGGTTGAGGCTATTGTTGTTATTGCTAACGACAACATGCTCCTCAAAGTGGAAGAAAACCCGTACATGATGAAGGATCGTCCGGTCATTGCGTACCAGGATGATACTGTTCCGGGTCGTTTCTTTGGTCGTGGGACGGCTGAGAAGGCTTACAACATGCAGAAAGCCATTGATGCACAGTTGCGTGCTCATTTGGACTCTCTGGCCCTCACAACGGCCCCCATGATCGCTATGGACGCCACCCGACTACCTCGTGGTGCCAAGTTTGAGATTCGTCCCGGCAAGGCAATCCTGACCAACGGTGCTCCTAGCGAGATTCTTTACCCGTTCAAGTTCGGTCAGACTGACGGTAACGCCTACCAGACTGCTCAAAACTTTGAGCGTATGCTGTTGCAGGCCACCGGCACGGTAGACAGTGCTGGAATGCCTTCCAATGTGCCGCGAGATGCTGGTGCAGGGGGCATGAGCATGGCAATGGCCGGTATTATCAAGAAGTATAAGCGAACCCTGACGAACTTCCAAGAAGATTTCATGGTTCCGTTTATCAAGAAGGCTGCATTCAGGTACATGCAGTTTGATCCTGAGCGTTATCCGTCTGTGGACATGGAGTTTATCCCCACAGCAACGCTTGGTATCCTTGCTCGTGAGTTTGAGCAGCAGCAAATGATCGCTCTGCTGCAGACTTTAGGCCCGGATACGCCGGTTCTGCCGCTTCTGTTGAAAGGCATTCTGCAAAACAGCAGCTTGAGCAACCGTGGTGAGTTGATTGCTACGCTGGAGCAGATGAGCCAGCCCAATCCTGAGGCTCAGCAGGCTGCAATGCAGCAACAACAGATGCAAATGGCTCTGTTGCAGGCTCAGATGCAGGAAGTTCAGGCCAAGGCTCAGCGTGAGGTTGCAGAGGCTCAAAAGGCTACTGTAGAGGCTCAGGTAACGCCTGAATTGGCTCGTGCCAAGGTTATTGCAGCCCTGTCTACGAACCTTGATGAAGATAATGAGGCTAAAGACTTTGAACGTAGGGTCAAATTAGCTGAGTTGGCAATCAAGGAAAAGGACATTGACAGCAATGAGCGTATTGCTGCGATGCAATTGATGAACAAACAAACTAACATGCAATAACTTGACAAAATGTAATTTATATGTTATAATTTTAGGGTTGTTGTAAAGAAAGGAGTTCTCCCATGAGGGACAAAGAACTGATGGAATACTACGAAAACCAGTTCTCCATGATGAGTACGGTGGGCTGGAAAGAGTTAATGGATGATCTACAAAAGATCAAAGACAACGTCAATAATTTATCATTGGTCTCGGACGCGCACGAATTGTTTTTCCGTAAGGGCCAACTTGACATATTGGAATTGCTCTTAAAGCGTAAAGAAGCCTGCGAAAAGGTATACGAGGAACTTCAAAATGATTCGAGTATTTGAGTTCCTATGTCCAGACGGACACTTTAGCGAGGCTTTTGTAGATTCAAGTATTAGGCTGCATCCCTGCAAAGAATGCAATAAAGATGCACAACGAGTTGTTTCTACTGGTACTGTGAAACTGGAAGGCATTACTGGTGCTTTTCCTGGAGCATATGATCGGTGGGAACGAGTAAGGGCTGAAAAGCTAAAACAAGAACGCAAGCAGTCCGAATAACGGTAAACTGCATTTTATCCTAAAACCCTTAGGTGGGCAGGAAAGGTTAGGTATGGCTTTAATTGAAAATGAGGAACTGTCTCAACAAAGTGAGTTAGAGGCTGAAGAACAAAAACAAGAACAAGTTGCTGAACAAGCAGCAACACCTGCACAAGAGATTCCCGAGAAATACAAGGGCAAGAGTCTCGAAGACATTGTGAAGATGCACCAAGAAGCTGAACGTCTTATTGGTCGTCAAGCACAGGAAGTAGGTGAGGTTCGACGGCTGGCTGATGAACTGTTGAAACAACAACTCTCTCAAAAGAAAGAAGCACAACCAGAAGTTCAATCACAAGAGGTTGACTTTTTTGAAGACCCCCAAACTGCGGTTAAGAAAGCAGTTGCATCTCATCCTGATGTGTTGGCTGCAAAGCAGGCTGCATTACAGATGAAGCAATTACAAACTCAAGCGGCTCTCGCCAAGAAGCATCCAGATTTTACAGAAGTGGTGCGTGATGGAGAGTTTATTGAGTGGGTAAAAGCCTCACCGATTCGCCTGAACATGTATGCTTTAGCAGATGCTCAGTATGATTTTAATGCTGCTGATGAACTAATTTCTACCTTCAAGCAGATTCGTACTGCCAAGACTAAACAAGTCACAGATACTGCTACGGCAACCCGTAATCAGAATCTGAAAGCAGCAAGCGTTGATGTTGGAGGAACCGGGGAATCTTCCAAGAAAGTTTACCGCCGTGCCGACCTTATCCGGCTACGAATGCAAGACCCTGACCGGTATATGGCTATGCAAGATGAAATCATGGCTGCTTATACTGAGAACAGGGTGAAATAACCACTTAATTTTTGGAGATTAAAATGCCTTTAGGTTCTAATCACGTCACTACGACGACCGCAGCAACGTTCATTCCTGAGATTTGGAGTGATGAGATTGTTGCTTCTTACAAGAAAAACCTCGTTGCCGCTAACCTTATCAAGAAGATGAACTTCAAGGGTAAGAAGGGCGATGTGGTGCATATTCCCGCCCCGACCCGTGGCGATGCTTCTGAGAAGGCCGCTAACACCCAAGTGACCCTGATTGCCGCCACCGAGTCTGAGAAGACCGTGACGATCAACCAGCATTGGGAATACTCGCGTCTGATCGAAGACATCACTGAGGCTCAAGCTCTGGCTTCGCTGCGTCAGTTCTACACGGACGATGCTGGCTATGCTCTGGCTCGCCAAGTGGACACCAGCCTGGTTCGTCTGGGCCGTGGTGTTCAGGGCGGTGGTGGTACTGCTGCTTACAGCGGTGCTTTCTCGGGTGCTGACGGCACGACCGCTTATGTTGCTGGTTCTAACACCGGCTTCGCGGCTCTGACCGACGCTGCTATCCGTCGCTCGATTCAGCGTCTGGATGACAACGATGTGCCGATGGATGGTCGCTTCCTGCTGGTTCCGCCGTCTACCCGTAACACCCTGATGGGTATTGCTCGTTTCACCGAGCAGGCTTTTGTGGGTGAGGCTGGCGCTGCTAACACGATCCGCAACGGTGAGATTGGTAACGTGTACGGCATCCCCGTGTTCGTGACCACCAACGCTGACACGACCTCTGGCTCGACGGCTACCCGTATTTGCTTACTGGCCCATAAAGACTTCGCTGTCATGGTCGAGCAGATGGGTGTTCGTACCCAGACTCAGTACAAGCAAGAGTACCTCGGTACGCTGTTCACTGCTGACGTTCTGTATGGCGTGGCTGAACTGCGTGACGGTTCGGCTGTTGCGCTGGCTGTTCCTGCTTAATTGTAGGTAGATTGTTGCCCCTTCGGAGAAATCTGAGGGGGCTTCTGTGTATCTACCGATTGGAGATAATATGGCTAAGTTTAAGTGTTTGTTGTCGAATACTGTATATGAATTTACGATGGAGCATGACATCAAGACGATGCGTACTCATCCTGAATACGAAGAAGTAAAAGAAGAACAAAAGGTTGAAGTTTCTGAAGAAGCTCCGACCAAACGAGTGGGGCGTCCCCCGAAAGACAGGGAATAAGAAATGCGTGAAATATCAGTAGGTAAAAACCTTACAGCAGCTACTAAGACTACTTTGTACACGGTGCCTACTGGTTATTACGCCAAGTGGAACCTGTGTTATATTGTTAACCACACTGGTAATAACAAATACATTGATGTTTTTTGGTATGACAAAAGTTTAACCACTGAAATCAAGGTATTGGATAATTATATTTTAACAGCAGGAAATTTCTTAAAGTTTGACGGTGGTGCGTATATTGTGCTTGAAGAAGGCGATGAATTACGTTGTGAGTCAGAAACAGGCTCTGACATGAGCATCATCAATACTTTAGAACTGATCCGTAAGGCGTAACATGGCTTTAATTACAGACTATGAAGGCACACAATACGATTGGCCTACTATTCAGAATTTAATGGGTCAAATTTTACCAAATTTAGACCCTAATAGGTTATCTGGCGGTGCTTTTGGAACAGGTGGTCAAAGTATTGGTTTTAATTTTGATGAAGCTTCTCGATATTTAGGCAGAGCGCCAACAACACGAGAACAAATTGCTCTTGATATGGCCCGCCAGTTGGCTAAATCTAATGTTCTGGATATTTCTCAGTTGTCTTTAGGACAATATACTCCGCCACCTCTTGAATTAGAGTCTGGTTTTAGAGAGGACGGCCCCCGATCTGCTGTTTTTGCAAACGGCAATTTGTTGGGTTCTTCTATTATTCCTGGAAGTAACTTTTTTGGTGCAACTTATACTGGTCCTGGCGGCACAGCTTATAATGTAAGCATTGATCCTGCTACAGGTAAACCTGTATTCTATACTGAACAGATTGATACCAGCGATAAAGACGCATTAAAGGCTTTGGCTGTTTTTGGTGCTCTTGCAGGTGGCGCAAGTTTACTCGGCGGATTAGGCGGAGGAACAGCCGCAGGAGCAGGTGCTGCTGGAACCACAGCCGCAGGATTAGGCCCGATTGAATTGGCTATCGCTGCAGGTGAGGGCATTGTTCCGTTGACAGCAGCCCAAACAGCGACAACCGGACTTACAGCAGCACAGTTAGGTGCTTTAGGGTCTGGTATTGGTTTAAGTGGTGGAACTGGTTTACTTAGTAGTGTAAGTAACTATTTAACAGACCCCAAGAATGCTAAAACTATTGCAGATTTGGCTAGAGCAGGGATTAACTTAGCAAGTTTAGGTGGAGCAGCAAATATGTTCGGTGCAGGTAACGCAGAAGTTGGCTCTATCCCCACACAAGGAATGCCTGTAAACACACCTGAATACTATCAGGCTGTGCAAGGTTTCCTGAACCAGTATCTGCCCGGTCAGATGCCTAACCAAGCTGGTTATCTTGCTGATTGGTACGGTGGTATGGGTACTTTTGGAGGGACGGGGGTTGCTGGTGGTGTTCGTCCTCCTGTGCCTCTTCGTCCTCCTGTGCCTCCTCGTCCTCCTGTGCCTCCTCGTCCTCCTGTAAAAATGATTCCTGGATTAGATGCAGGGCAGTCGGCACGCTATGCTCAATTGTCGCCAGAAGACCAAAAGAAGTATCTTGCATTGGCTGGTGCTTATAATGCACCCGGAGATGCAGCGTCAGATGCTGCTTTGGTGCTGGAATACATGCGTAGTTCTGGGTTGGACATCAATGCTATTGCTGCGCTTGCAGGTGTAGACCCCCAGATGGTGACTTCTTATTTGGGACAAGAAGGTTTAACTCCTGCTCAACTGGCACAATACCAAAGCCTTGGTTACGGTGGTCAAGACATCTACAAAGACCTTGTAGGTGCTTATCAATCTCCCGGCACGGTACAAGAAGACGCACAACAAGTGCTACAAGTAATGCAGGAGAATAAACTAACTCCGGCTGACTTAGCGATTATTACCGGTATTCCTGTCAATGAAATCAACGCATACTTAGCTCAAGCAACAACGGAAACTCCTTCAATGATGGCAGGACCGATTGAGGTTGATACCGCCCCGTCTGCGCCTACCTTCACCACACAAGATATTGTGAATGCATATCAGCAAGAGGTTATTGGTGGTGGCATGTCTGAAGCTCAGTTCGTACAACAGGCAATGAATATGGGCGTGTCTCCTTCTGAGTTGCTTACAGCACAGTCTGTTCTTTTAGGTCGATAATTTAAGGTACAACAATGGCAACAATCATCACTAAAAACAGCAGCACTGCTTCGGCTGTACCCGCTGCTGGTTCATTGGTGCAGGGTGAGTTAGCGGTTAACGTAACCGACAAGAAACTCTACACCAAGGACAGTACTGCTGCTGTGGTTAAAGTGGTTGGCTCTTTAGGCAACCAAGAAGCCAATGCTGTCGCTATTACCGGTGGTACGGTAGCAGGCGTTGCTCAAACCGGTGGAACGATCAATAATACGCCTATCGGCGCAACCACAGCATCTACTGTTACCGGTACTGTTGTTACTGCCACCACAAACTTTTCTGGACCTTTGACGGGTGCAGTGACCGGTAATGTAACTGGAAACGTAACCGGTAACGTCACTGGTAATGTTACTGGTGACCTAACCGGTAATGTCACTGCTTCTAGTGGCACCAGTTCGTTCAACAACGTAACCATCAACGGTACGCTTGACATGAACAGCGGAACCGCCGGTACAATTACTGGCTTGGCTACGCCTAGCGGTTCTACGGATGCTGCTACCAAGGGATATGTTGATACTGCTATCAGCAACTTGGTTGGCACTGCTCCGAGTACATTGGATACGCTCGGTGAAATTGCTGACGCCTTAAATGATGATGCTAATCTTGCTGCTACATTAACTGCGTCTATTGCTACCAAGGTCAGCAAAGCCGGTGACTCCATGACCGGTGCTCTGGCAATGGGTAGCAACAAGATCACTGGCTTAGGTACGCCTACGTCTGGCACTGATGCGTCCACCAAAGACTATGTGGATACGGCTGCTGCAACTAAACTGAACCTGTCTGGTGGAACCATGACGGGTAACATTGTCATGGGTGCTAATAAAGTAACAAGCACCGCTACGCCTAGCACTGACGATGACTTGACCCGTAAAGGTTATGTGGATGGTATCCTGGGTTCTGCCACATCCGCTGCTACGTCTGCGGCTGCTGCGGCTACCAGTGCCACCAATGCTGCCAACAGCGCATCGGCTGCTGCTTCTAGTGCATCGAATGCGGCCAGCAGCGCATCTTCTGCTGCTGCATCGTATGACAGTTTCGATGATCGTTATTTAGGTTCCAAGACGTCTGCCCCTACTTTAGATAATGACGGAAATGCGCTGCTAACTGGTGCTCTTTATTGGAACAGTACAAGTAATAATCTGTGGGTATGGAGTGGTTCTGCATGGACGCAGGCTACGTTGACTGCTGGTAGTTTTGCTACGTTAGCTGGTACTGAAACGCTGACGAACAAGACTATTGCTTTTGGTAGTAATACACTGACCGATGTTGCTAGTACCAACACTGCTCAGACTTTTACCGGAACCAAAACTTTCTCTGGTACTTCGAGTGCCTTAGCAATGGTGCTGAACGACGCAGCAGAAGTTGCTACTGTCTCAGCCACAGCAGCCACGGGTACGATCAACTACGATATTACCACCCAATCGGTGCTGTACTACACATCCAACGCATCGGCTAACTGGACTGTAAACTTCCGCGCATCAAGTGGTACGAGCCTGAACACTGCTTTAGCTACGGGTCAGTCTGTGACTGTGGCTTTCCTGGTAACACAAGGCAGCACTGCTTACTACAACAACGTGGTACAGGTGGACGGAACAACGTCAGGCGTCACTACTCGTTGGCTTGGTGGTGCGCCCACTGCTGGCAACGCTAGTGGTATTGACAGTTATCGTTATTTGATTATCAAAACCGGAAGCGCAACATTCACCGTGTTGGCTTCGGTGACTCAGTTTAAGGCGTAATCTATGCCATTACAAGCAACTTCAGGAGCAGCATCATACGATGGTTTTGGAGGTGGTGTTCCTTTTGTCCCCACCTACATCGAAGAAGTATTCAGCACCTACCTGTACACCGGCAACAGCTCTACCCAGACGATCACCAACGGGATTGATCTGGCAGGTAAGGGCGGGTTGGTTTGGGCTAAGGACAGAACATTTGCCAACAGCCACCAACTTTATGACACGGCGCGAGGTGTTCAAAAGCGGCTTATGACAGATCAGACAGCGGCGCAGGGCACAGAGACAACCGGCATTACAGCGTTCAACAGCAATGGTTGGACGATGGGCGCACAGTACGAGATCAATGACTCCGCATCTCGCTACGCCTCATGGACATTCCGCAAGCAGGCGAAGTTCTTTGATGTGGTGACGTATACGGGGAATGGAACTTCTCAAAACATTGCTCATAGTCTTGGTTCTGTTCCCGGATGCATCATCGTCAAGGCTACTTCGTATGCTTCAAATTGGATGGTGTACCACACCTCATTGGCAAATACTGAAGCATTGTTTTTAAATTTAACCAACGCAAAATCAACAGGCAGTTCTGCTTGGAATAGTACTACCCCCACAAGTACTGTTTTTAGTGTTGGGAATAATGGCAATGTAAACCTTTCTGGAGAAACCTACGTTGCCTACATCTTTGCTTCCAACGCAGGAGGCTTTGGCCTTACTGGTACGGACAATGTGATTTCGTGTGGGTCGTTTACTTGTGATGGGTCTGGAAACCTCGGCACAGTCACTCTTGGGTATGAGCCGCAGTGGGTGCTAGTCAAACGCACAGATGCCGCTCAAAACTGGAACATTTTTGACACGATGCGGGGCATGTCGCTGACCAACCAGCAGACGCTAAACCCCAATTTGTCCAATGTAGAAGGCCCGTGGCCATCGTCATCGTATCTGTACCCCACTGCTACTGGGTTTGCTGGTTCTGGTAACTTCTTTGGCATTAACGCGCAGTGCATCTACATAGCCATCCGTCGCGGCCCGATGAAAACGCCGACGAGTGGGACGAGTGTGTTTAATCCAGTAGCAAGAGCGGGTACTGGTGCTGCAACGACTCAGAACACCAGTCTAAATGCGCCTGATCTTGCATTCACAATTCCGCGTGATGCTGCGGGCAACTCTTGGTCGTGGATTGATCGTTTGCGTGGTCAATTTAGTCTTGCCAGCAACAACACTAATCAAGAGTTTGATACAGCCCCTAACGCTCGATATTTTTCGGGGCAAACAAGTTATCAATATGATGGAAACGGTCAAAACCAATCCGGTACAAATTACATCCTTGAAGTTTTCAAACGCGCCCCCGGCTTCTTTGATGTGGCGTGCTTCACGACCGACGGGACTACGAACCAAAGGGTAAGCCACAACCTGACTGTTGCGCCTGAATTTATTATCACAAAGCGCAGGGATGCTGGTGGTGGCTGGTTCACGTACTCGGCAACCTTGGGCAGGTCAGGGTATGTTAGCGTCAACTCAACCGCTGCAAATAACTCGGGATTTTCAGATGTTTGGGGGACCAGCGACCCAACGGCGACTGACTTTGGCTACAACTGCCAAATCTTCACAAACAGTCCATATACAGGCCGAACTATCGTTGCTTATCTGTTCGCTACCGTTGCTGGCGTTTCAAAATGCGGGTCATACACAGGCACAGGCGCACTCCAGACCATCAACTGCGGCTTTACCAGCGGGGCTCGGTTTGTCCTCATCAAGCGAACCGACAGCACAGGTGACTGGTGGGTCTACGACTCGGCACGCGGCATCACAAGCGGCAACGACCCATATCTGTTCTTAAACAGCACGGCGGCTGAAGTGACCGGAACAAACTACGTTGACACCGACACCACCGGCTTTAAGGTAACCGCAGCAGCCCCGGCAGGACTGAATGCCAGCGGGGGAACCTATATTTTCTTGGCAATAGCCTGAGGTACAACATGGAAATCAGAGTACGAGATATCGGTGCGGTGATGCTAGAAAGCGAGTTCCGTGCCTATCAAAAGTCAATCGGTGGCCCTACTTGGGGTATTACAACGCCTGAGATTCTTGAAGCATTGGGTGCTGATCCTGTGTTTGAGGGGCCACAAGCCTCTGGCGGCACAATGTATCAGTACTCCATGCGACAAGGCGTGGAGCAAGTTGACGGTAAGTGGTACACCAAATATGTTCTTGGGCCAGTGTTTACCGATACACCAGAGGCTACCGCTGCCGAGCAGGAGGCTGCGTACAAGGCGCAAAAGGACGCAGAACAAGCTAAGGCTGTACGGACTGACCGTAATAAACGATTAGCTGACTGTGATTGGACTCAGTTGGTAGACAGTACCGCTGACAAGGCTGCTTGGGCGGTGTATCGACAAGCCTTGAGGGACATTAGCGCACAGCCGGGCTTTCCCTGGAATGTGTCTTGGCCGGAGCAACCATAAAATAATAAGGTGAATCATGGTTACTGAGGTAGAAGCAAAATTAACTACTCATGAGGCTGTGTGTGCTGAACGGTATGCCGGTATAAATGCAAGGCTAAAACGATTGGAGCAGATTCTGATTGTTAGTGCAGGTTCTATTCTTTTACTCTTGTTTGGGCTTGTTCTGAAGTTACCAAAATGATTGATCCGATAACGGCTATGGCAGCGGTTAGTTCCGCTGTCAAACTTATCAAGAAAGCAGCCGCTACTGTAGATGATGTTGCTAGTCTTGGGCCTTTACTCGGTAAGTATTTTGACGCGAAACAAACAGCGGTAAAGGCTGTTAAAGAAGCAAAGAAGCAAAAAGGCAGTAATATGGCTCAAGCCATAGAGATTGAACTAGCCTTGAAAGCTCAGAAAGACTTTGAGGAACAAATCAAAGGATTATTCTTTAGCAGCAACAACATGGACATATGGAACAATATCCAAGCCCGTGTTGCACAGATGAACGCCGAAGATAGAGCCGAAGAAGCAAGGGAGCGAGACAGGGCAAAAAAAGCTGCTAGGAGACAAGCAGAGATAAATGAACTCCTGATAGCAGGCACTCTGCTCACAATAATCATAATCACGGTAACTTATTTCTTAGCAAAAATAGTGTTGCTGTGTAAAAATGGTGGTTGTTTATCTTGACATTTCATAGAAAATCGGTTATAATTATAGGAATATAAGGATGTCTACAACGTACTTACAACTAGTGAATAATGTTCTTATCCGGTTACGGGAGAACGAAGTGTCGGCGGTTGGGGATACTCCATATAGTTCCTTGATCGGTGTGTTTGTCAACGATGCAAAGCGTGAGATTGAAGACTCCCATACCTGGAATGCCCTGAATCAAACCATTGTCATTCCTACAGTAGCCGGTACACGGAACTACACCCTGACAGGCTCAGGATTAAGGTTTAAGACAAACCAAGTCCTGAATGATACTGAGGATGTTCCGATGACTCAGGCACCGTCTAACTGGATTGATCGACAGTATTTCTTAGGAACTGTTCAGGATGCTGCTCCGATCTATTATTGCTACAGCAAGGTAACTGCTGGAGGTGATACCAAGGTAGATGTGTGGCCGCAGCCGGATACCGTATACAGCCTCCGGTTTGACCTTAATGTGCCTTCTGTAGACCTCTCGGCCAACAGCGATGCTGTGCTCGTTCCTCCTCACTTGGTTCAGTTACTGGCATATTCCAAAGCTGTGGGTGAGCGTGGTGAGGACGGCGGTAGTGGTTTTGCTGAAGCCTATCAACAATATCGTCTTGCTTTGGCTGATGCTATCGCATTGGAGCGTAACCGGTACGAAGAAGATGTTTCTTGGGAAGCAGTGTAATGATTGCTAAACTTTTAACCACTTCTATCGCTGCTCCAGGCTTCAAGGGGTTAAACACTCAGGATAGTTCCGTTACGCTGGAAGATGGGTTTGCTACGGTTGCCAACAACTGTGTGATTGACAAGTTTGGTCGTATTGGTGCCCGTAAGGGATGGACACCTAGCCATGCTTCTAATGCTGACCTGAGCACAGGTGCTGTTAAAGCTATCGGTGAGTTAATCACCGGTGCTGGTACATCGTACATTCTGGCAGCAGGAAATAACAAACTATTCAAGTTGTCTGGTAGCACCCTGACGATGTTGACCTACGGAGGTGGAGGCACTGCACCAACGATCACGGACAGTAACTGGCAGATGGCTCCGCTGAATGGCTGCATGTACTTCTATCAGGCCGGACATGATCCCTTAGTGTTTGATCCTGCTGTCAGCAACTCTCAGTATCGCCGTGTGTCTGAAAAGACCGGTTATGTAGGGACAGTACAGCAGAACAACTGTGTGATTAGCGCTTATGGCCGCACATGGTCGGCTAACAACAGCAGCACCAAATCCACGGTGCAGTTCTCAGACCTGCTTGCAGGGCACATTCTGAGCACCGGCACAGCAGGCTCCTTGGATGTTTCTGAGATTTGGCCTAACGGTGCAGATGAGATTGTTGGTTTAGCCTCTCACAACGGATTCTTAATTATCTTTGGTCGCCGTCAGATTCTGATCTATTCTAACGCTACCGACCCCAATGACTTACAGTTGTCTGATGCTATCACGGGTGTTGGTTGTTTGGCTCGTGATTCGATTGTGCCGACAGGCACTGATGTAATCTTCTTGTCTGATAACGGTGTACGGTCGCTGATGCGTACAATCCAGGAGAAGTCAGCACCTGTTCGTGACCTGAGCGCCAATGTTCGGGATGATTTGGTGGTTGAAGCGGTGTTAGAAGACCCGGATGAAATCAAGGCCGTGTATTCTGATAAGGAAGGCTTCTATCTATTGTCTTTCCCTGCCCGTCAGTTAGTGTACTGCTTTGACATGAAGATTATGCTGCAGAATGGGTCTAATCGGGTGACTACATGGGATAGTTTGGTTCCTACAGCTTTCTGCTACACCCGCACAAAAGATTTATTGATGGGTAAAGCAGGTTACGTTGCTAAATACGATACTTATAAAGACAACGCTGATACTTACCGATTACGATATTACACGAACTATTTTGACTTCGGTTCACCTACGACTCTGAAGATCATGAAGAAGGTTGGCGTAACGGTGGTTGGTGGTGGTGGGTATCCTGTGGTTTTAAAGTTTGGCTTTGATTATAGTGACATTCTTAACAGCCGACAGTTTGCATTATCTAACGCAACTATTGCAGAATACAACATTGCTGAATATGCGTTAGCAGAATACGGTGGTACAATATTTGATAACAAGATTATCAATATCGGTGGCGCTGGTAAGGTGATTCAGTTAGGGTTTGAGACAGACGTAAATACAAAACCTATCTCAATTCAGAAACTCGATGTCTATGTAAAGACAGGAAAGATTCGTTAAAATGGCAAATTACACGAAAAGCACTAACTTTGCTGTCAAGGATGGCTTGGTTACTGGTAATCCTGCAAAGATTATCAAAGGAACTGAGATCGACACGGAGTACAATAACATTGCCTCTGCGGTTAGTTCCAAGGCTGACGCTAACAACGCTGCTCTAACCGGTACGGCTACGGCAGTGAATCTAACTGTTTCAGGAACCCTGAATGCCACCGTTGATGGGGGTACATACTAATGGACTTATCTTCTTTCCTTCCCGGCCTGTTTAATGCTGGTATTTCGGCTTACACGGCCAATAAAGCAGCCGGTAACCTCCAGCAAGCAGGTCAGGCAGCGGCTCAACAAGCAGCCTTCCGCCCGGTAGGTATCACCACCCGTTTTGGTCGTACTGGCTTCCAGTATGGTCCGGATGGTCGTCTGATCGGTGCGGGTTACCAGTTAGCCCCTGATGTCGCAGCAATGCGTGAGGCTACCTTAGGTTTAGCCGGTGGTGGCTTGCAGCAGGCTTTAGACGCACAACGGGCACAACAGGCCATCAACCAAGCTGGCATGGGGTTGTTCAATCTTGGTGCTGGTTATATTGCTCAGACTCCTCAGCAGGCCGCAGAGCAGTACATGACCCAACAGCAACAGTTGCTGGCTCCGGGGCGTGAACAGCAGTTTGCACAACTGATGAACCAACAGTTCCAGCGTGGTCGTAGCGGTTTAGCTACCGGCGCTACGCAAGCAGGCTTCCAAGCAGGTGCTCCTGGTTTACAGGCCACGAACCCTCAGATGGCTGCGTACTACAACGCACTGGCACAGCAGGATGCTGCGTTGGCAGCACAGGCACAGCAGGCCGGTATGCGTCAGGCAGAGTTCGGTCAAGGGCTTATGGGCGGTGCTATCAACTTGGTTGGTAAAGGCTTCGGCTTACAGGAGGCCGCATTGTCTCCGTTCCGTACATCTTTTGGTTTAGGTCAAATGGTGGAACAGGCTGGCGGCGCTGGTCCGCTGGAAATTAGCCGAGTTCTTGGTGGCGGTAATCCGGCAGCGGCGCAAGCACTGTTGTCTAGCGGCATGAGCGCAGCAGGCGTACAAGAAGACTATATGCGCGGTGCTGCTAAAGGATTAAATGACCCCATCGCTCAGTTGATCGGTGCTTTATCTAGAAGTCCCAACGCAGTAGGTGGAGCGAATACGCTTGGTTTTGGTTCCGGAGCAGGGTACGGTAACTTGGATTTAGGTCTAGAGTTAGGTCCATTTACGATGATTGGATAAAAGATGGCTGAACAACTTAATGAACTTGGTGCAATGTTGGGTATGCTCCAGCAGGGGTTTACTCCTGAGCAGGCCCGTGCCCGTGTTGACGAAGTCCGTGCAATGCAGTTTGCTCAGTTGTCGCCTAGCCAGCAACGCACCATGATGGGTTTCCAAGCAGGTCAAGGCTTAGGCCGGGGCATTAGCAGCCTATTTGGTGTGCAGCAGGAAGACCCTACTGTGCGTATGGCTACACAACTGCGGGCATTACAGCAGCAGTTTGATACCACTACTGCTGAAGGCATGATGCAGTATGCTCGTGCTTTACAGTCTGTTAATCCGCAGATGGCGCAGCAGGCCGCTTTAATGGCTCAACAGATGGCAACTAAAGAAGCAACTGTGGCTAAGACACAAGCAGAACAACAGCGTATTGAAGCGCAGGCAGGGCGTGAACGTACTTCATTTGAACGTGAACAGAAACTTCAGGAAGCGTTGTCAACATTACCTGACGATGCTTCTGAAAGCCAATTATTGGGTGTTTTCCGTAAACACGGTGATCCTAAACAGGTTGCCTCTGCATTAGAAAATTCTCAGAAACAACGTGCACAAATTCAAGCCCGCATGGACGAGCAAGAGGCCCGTGCCCGTGCTCAACTTGAGCGTGACCGAGAACTGGCTAAAGATCGTGCAGAACGTGATGAAGCACAGCGTCGATTCCAAATGGAACTTGAGCGTATTCGTCAAGAAGGTCGTAGGGACCAAGCATCTTTTGTTGCGGCTCTAAAATCATCTGCGCCTCAAAACATGGACGATAAAGCAGCACAACAAGCACTAGCAATTACTACTGCACAGCCTGTTATCAATGAAGGTTCCGACCTGATTAAGAAGTTGTACACTCCTGAGGGTAAACGAGTAGAGGCATTCACTTTAACTCAACGAGGCGGTGCTGCTTTAGCTGCATTAGCAGGGAAATCAACAGAAACTGGTAAACTTCAGTCTGATGTCCAATCTTTCTTAAACCGCGCTCGTAACGCTTATCTGTTAGCTGCTAAAGGTACCCAGACGGAAGGTGACGCGAAGCGGGCTATGGAACAGTTCTTCAACCAACTGGATTTCACCACGGCTGAAGGTGTGGAGCGTTCAATTAAACGTGTTCAGGATGAACTGCGTAACCAACAGAATGGTGCCTCTGCTTACCTGACTTCTCGTGGGTTTAAGCCGCCAGAGGTTAGACAGGCAGAACCAACAGCAGCCGCAAAAGATAACTTTTCGGTTGGTCAGATTTATAGGGATGCTAAGGGCAACCGTGCCGAATACTTAGGTAACGGCAAATGGAAGGAAATTAAATAATGGCTTTCGATCCTAGCAGCGCACAAGCAGAAACAGGAGGTGGTTTTGATGCCGCCTCTGCAAAACCAGAAGACAAAGGCACTCAAGCCAAGCCAGAGTTTTGGGATTTGTTCCGTAAGGAATTATTGACCAGTGCGCCTGCTCGGTTTGTAAGCGGTTCTGTTGTTAAGCCTACTCTTGGTTTAGCTCAGTTAGCTACTGGAGGTCAATCCGAAGCTATTAATCGTGCTATTGATATTGTAGAACGAGAAACAAAACCAGAAGGTACAGACGTAGCTGGATTTTTAGGGGCTGTTGCATCTCCTTATAATAAACTTGCTTTTATGGCCCGTGGCGCTGGTATGGGTCAGCGTGCTGCTGCGGCTGCTGGTACTGGCGCTGCACAAGGCGCTATTCAACCTGTGCAAGGGGCTGACAAAGGATTTGCCGAGACTAAAGCCACCCAGGTTGCTGTTGGCGCTGCTCTTGGTCCTGCGTTTGAAGGTCTTTTAAGTCTTTCAAACAAGGTTTATCAAACTGGTCGTGGTATTCTGACACAATCGGGCAAACAGCAAGCAATGCAGGATTACTTAAATAGTCTTGCTGGTCCTGAGCGTGAACAGGTTATTCGTCACCTACAGGATGCCCGTGAACTGGTTTCTGGTTCCCGTCCAACTGCGGCTGAAGCATTGTCGGATGTCCCTACTGCTGCTGAACTTATTGCACTGCAAAAGAAACTCAGTGGCGAGAAGGGCGGCCCAATGTCTTCCTTCGCTAAACGCGAAGCAGAACAAGCACAGGCCCGGTTAGACGCTATCAACAAGATTGCAGGCACCCCTGAGCAGCGTACCGCTATTGCTGCCCGCCGTGATCGTGAAACAGGCCGGATGCGTGAAGAAGCGTTGGGACAAACAGATGTGGCAGGTACCGTTGTTGGTAAATTAGAACGAGAAATTTCTGATCGTTTTAACAGTATTGCAGCAGCCGAACAAACAGCAGGGATGAAGACTCTTGCTGGTGATATTCCTGGAGCACGGGCATACAAAGATGTTGCAGCACAACGCCGAGCAGAAGCTCAGTTAAAAATGATGCAACAAGAAAGCCTAGAACAAAACGGCTTCTTCCCGCTACGCGCTGATGATTTAGCCAGTCAGCTAGAGGCCGCTTCTCGTGGTACTAAAAACGATATGGCTAAGGAAATCTTTACTAACTTTGCTGAGCGTATTCGTTCCAAGGCTGACGCTAACGGTATTCTTAGCAGTCGGGATGTCTATGAGAATATCCGTAAAGACTTGAATAGACAGATTCAGGCTTTCTTAGAAAAAGATGGTAAGACACCGTTCCAAGGCGGCTTACCTGAACAAGCAGCCAAAGCAGCAGGAAACATCAAGAAGTTTATTGATTCTGCTTTTGATCGTAGTTCAGATGGTTTATGGTCACAATATCTGACATCTTACAGCAAGTATAGCCAGAAGATTGACCGTATGCGGATTGGTGAAGAACTATCAACTCGCTTGAATACTCCGTTGAATGCTGAATCTGCCGGTAACTTTGCCCGTGCGGTGGAAAACGCAGCACAGACTGTTAAACGAGCAGGTACAGATATTCCTCGTTATCAGCGATTAGAACAAGTGATGACACCGACAGAAATGTCTACCATCAATAGTGTTCTGGCTGATCTTCGTCGTAAGACTCGGGCTGAACAAATGACAGGTGGCGGTGCATTACCTGAAGTTGGCGAAAAGGGTAAGATTCCTCAATTCTTATCGGCTACGGCTACCTTGTTTAACGCGGCTATCGACAGATTGCAACGCGGTAATAAGGATGAGTTCAATAAGAAAATGTCTGAACTTATGCTTGATCCGCCGAAGTTGGCAGAATTTATGACTACGGCAATTCCTAAAGGCCGTGTTAATGAGGTTGTGTCTGCCATGACCAAAGGAATGGATGAGAGAACGAGAAGCGCCTTCATTCAATCGTTTGCTGTTAAACCGGTAACCGGAATGATGGGCGGAGAGTGAAATGATCGAAACCCTAACCGGAGGTCTGCTAGGTAGTATCTTCGGGGGCTTGTTCCGGCTTGCCCCTGAAGTGCTTAAATGGCTAGACAGAAAAGATGAGCGTAACCACGAACTGAAGATGTTTAGTCTTCAAACTGACCTTGAGAAGATGCGAGGTGAGTACAGGCTTGAGCACCGGTATGTGGATCACGGCATTGCACAGTTGGATGCCATTAACGAAGCCTTTGTGCAACAGGGCAAGGCTGATGCCAAGGCTTACAAGTGGGTGGCTAGTTTATCAGCACTTGTACGTCCAGGAATTACTTGGATGCTCTTTGGCATGTACATGGTCTTTAAGGCTGTTTCGATGTATTATGCCCTTGATAGCGGCATTCCTTGGAGCGAGTTTGTTCTGAATACTTGGACAAGCGACGATTTCTCCATGTTAATGATGATCCTTACGTTCTGGTACGTCGGTCGGAGTATAGAGCGCCGTGAGCGAAGTGTATAAAATCTGTAAGGAAGTGTTCATCAAGCCTTTTGAGGGATGCGCTCGTATCCTGCCTGACGGTAGGGTAAAGGCGTATCCTGATCCGGGCACAGGTGGAGCACCGTGGACCATTGGATACGGAGCCACTGGCAAAGACATCGGCCCAGAGACAATCTGGACAATGGAACAGTGTGAGCAGGCTCTGGACTATCACCTAAGCCATTTCCATGTAGGTGTGATGGAACTATGCCCAGGATTGAAGGGTGAACCGCCGGGGCGCATTGCTGCTGTGGTGTCGTGGGCCTACAACTGTGGGTTAGGTAACCTAAGGATCAGTACCTTCAGGAAGCGTATTAACGAGAAGGACTGGCCCGAAGCAGCCAAAGAGTGCCTGAAGTGGAACAAAGCCAACGGCAGGGTGTTAAGAGGCTTAACCCGTAGGCGGGAAGCTGAGGCAAAATTCATAGGAGAATAGTATGCCCCTCAAAAAAGGTAAGAGTGACAAGACGGTTTCCGCCAACATCAGCAAAATGGTGAAGGAAGGTAAACCCCAGAAGCAAGCAGTAGCCATTGCGCTCAGCGCAGCCGGTAAGAGTCGCAAGATGCCGGAACGTGGTGCTCGGACGACAAGCCACATGAAAAACAAGAAGATGTAATAAGAAAGCCCCAAGGATTGCTCCAAGGGGCTTTTTTGTTTACTCGAAGAAATCTCCGATATAGATTTTAATGAATGGCAGCAAGATTATGATACCGGCGAAGGCCCAGACTTCTTCTTTTCCAGCCTCCGGGTTGTCTACGCGATGGCAGATGTCATCGTTGTACTCAATGTCAAAGCCAATACCTTGACGCAAGCGAATCAGTATCATGGCAGTTCACAAGCGCCTGCCGTACAGGCCAGTTGTTGCACACCCTCCACGTTGTCTGTACCCTCTAGGAACTGTTCCCAATCAATGCTGGTAGGCATCTTAGTCATGAGGTCATGATACTCATACTGAGTGATAGTCTCATACGGAGCCTGTCGATATGTGCCTCCATCCATCGGAAGGAAGGACACACCGGTAACCTCATCAAAATGCTTCCACACCCAAGCACCAACCTCAGGCCATTCCTCCTCACGAACACTGATCGTCACAGAAGGCTTATGCTCACACCAGTGACGCTGGAACAACAGCCACAGCTTCAGGTGCTGAATAGCCGTCAGATCGCTACGGAACACTGCACCCTTCTCCACTCGCATTGGAAAGCTGAATACCGTTGTGGATTCAGGCTTCATGACGCAAGGCTCAGACGGGAAACCCTGGGACTTCAGGAAGTCAGTCAGAGGGTCTTTGTTGTCAGAGCGTACCCGACGAATGTAATACTCATCATGTTGGGGATGGATACCGCTAGCAGTGCCGGTAAGCTGAGATACAGTGCCCTCAGGCTTGACACAAGTAATAGCAGCACTGACAGGAATCCCGAGAGTACGTGCAAACTCGCCATTAGTAGCCACAGCCACATCTTTCAGTTCCTCCAGACGTTTAGGTAGTTCAGCGTCATCACCGTTGTTAAGCAGAGGGTTGTCCAGAATACCGGTCATAGACACACCCAACAGACGCTCCTCCTCGGTGTTAGTCTGCCATACCTTACGCAGGTAAGGGAAGTTGGTCATTGTTGATTGGAACGTCCCCAGAATGGTTGCAATAGCCACCTTATCCCGTAGTCGATCCATAGTATCACCAGCGCGAACAACAACACTAGACAGGTTACAGAACTGATAAGGACGGAGAATAATTTCGCTGCAAGGGTTCGTGCCCCACTCCTTACCCAATTCTCGACGGTTGTTTTTGCCTGCTTGAAGCTCGGAGGCATACCGGTTAAAGATTCCACGCTCTCCCGAATGAGACTCATAGATGCTGCTCCACTCACGCATGAACTGACCGACATCAGGCTTGGTATCGTACACAGCACTGTTGTTAGCCAGTGCCCGTTGTCCCTGTCCTTCCCACCAGTTACCGGCTTTGGCGTGAGCCATACGGTCATCTGCAAGGTCAGACAGGCTAATCATGGCGCTTCGTCGCACTCCGCCAACAACCACGACTTCCCCAATCTTACATAGAATATCGTGTGCTTCAAGCGAGGTGAGGCGGCGACCAGCAGCGGCTTTGAACTTGTTGGTGACGTACTTAAAGAGTTCAACCAGAGGACCAGGCCCACTAGCGCGACCCCCAAATGTTTTGAGTCGTGCTCCGGCAGGTCGGACACCTGAAACATCCCATCGTGGGATTTCGCCTGCATATAGCAGGGCGATAACCTGTCGCAGAGCCTTTGCCCATCCTTCTTTGGAGTCTTTAACCGCAACCACAGTGTTAGAATCAAACAAGGTATCAGGAATCTCGGGAAGTTTACTGACATACTTCTGCTCCACGCTGAACCCCACTCCCGTACCGCAGAGAAGGATATACATGGCTTCGTCAAAAGCCTTCGGATCATCGATAGGTAGATAAGAGCAATTGTAGCCAGCAATGTTCTGACGGTCAAGGGCATCTCCAGCAGTCATGATAGCACGCATGGAAGGCATGACATCAAGGTTCAGAACCGCTGTCTCAAGGCGGTTACGCAGTTCAGGTGTAAGGGTATAGTCGTGCTTCTTCTTCAGGTGTTTAGCCATGAAGTCAAAGTAACGCCCCACAGTCTCCGGCCAGTGCTCACGGCGATTCTTGTCATCCAGAAAACGTGAATATCTCGATTTTGCGATATACGTCTGGTACGGGGTAAGTTCAGTCATCAATCATCCTTCGTAGTTTTTGTTGTTGCTCTTCAATCACATCATAAAAACGCTCAACGATGTCATCGCTGCGGATGTCTAGCATCTCAATTAGAGATACTTCGTCGATCATCTTGAGTTTTTCTTTCAGTTCTTCAAAGGTTAGATTCACGTTTGCTAATCTCCCTCTGCAAATACCAAAGGGCTTTCTTGAGGTCTTCTACTGGCTTGCCTTTGTGTTCAGCACGGGCAACGTACTTGACCACGTTAGCTAACCTGAAGTTAAGTCCCCAATCTTCGATAGCGTCAATTGGTTCGATTTTTCCCTGCGTGTAGTGCTTGGGACTGTTAATATGGTCTTCCACCTGTCCTTCTTTCAAGTAAGTGTCTCGGGCAGTCCAGTTTGCATAACCGGAGCAAGTCATACAGGGAGTATATCCCCTGTCAAACTCACGATAAAAACAAGTACTGCAGTCTCTTGTCATACGCCTTTTACCACCAGATCATCTAGTTTAACACCGGTGCGCTCACTGGCCCACGTGCCACAATCACCGCACTGATACCGCTGATACTTACCCACCTTGGTGAGGTTGAATCCACGCTTCTTGAGGTGGTTGCTACCGCATGTAGGACAGACCATAGGTGTCTCAGACAGCACACCACGGTTAGGGTGTCCCTTGATCCACGGCAGGAACTTGTAATACACCTGTTCCAACAGCAGCACATCTTGTTTGTTGTAAGCCTCCATGCGTTGCCAAGCATCGGGATCACGGTTCATGCACTTGATCCACAACTCGAAGCCCTCATGGGATTCTTTCTGACCGACACCCAGAGCCTTACCAACGTAGTCCAGCTTGTTGGAAGGAAAGCGGAATTGCTGCCTTGCTGTACGCAGAAGGTCAATCTGCATGTACGGAGCAGGTGGCGGCATATCAGCTTGCAGAAACTCCTTGTTGAGCGTCGGGATGTCGAACCGGCTACCGTTGTAGTGGACCACAGCGTCAGCCTGATCTAGCAGCTTGTGGATGCGCTGAAGCATCTTACGCTTGCCACCCATGATGGAAGCAAACTCAATGTCATCCGAGCCTAGCCACTTGGCTGCCCAACACAGCATTTCAGACGAGTTAACAATCTGAGAGATGCTAATGTTTTGCTTAAAAAGCCCCCACACATACGCTGTGTTAGGGGCAGACTCAATGTCAAGAAGGAGAATCTTCATCGCTGTCGTCTGTAAACGTTTCGTTAGCCTCGGGGAAGTTTTCTGCTTCTTCCTCACGTTGTTTCTTACGCCAGTGTGCCATCGGGGGTTCATCAGGATCGTATGTACCACCGCCCCAACTACCCTCAATACCAAACGGATTGGCTTCGATACGAACCTTGCTGGACACATCGTAGCCGTACACACCGTTGAGGAAGTTCAGAAACTCCTGGAGAACATCGGGCCATGTAACGCCGTCTTCAAAGGAACGACGCACTTGAATGCTTCGGTCATCGTCTTCTTCACGATAAGTAAAAGTATAGTAATCGCGGAACTTATCGCTACCATATTCATCATCATAGAAATTATCGCTCATTAAAAGCCTCCATTACATTAGGAAAGTATTTCTCAAGTTCAGCCTTGCACAGTTCAGCAACCTCACGATGCTCCTTCTGTGTCTCAGGACCACAGCGGATGTCCACATAGTGCAGCCAGCTACGCAGAGTACCAGACATATACATGTTACTCATCGTCAAGCCTTCAGGCAGCACCTTACGGGCAACTTCCTTGGCAATACCGTTGTTCAAAGCATCAGCGTAGGCTTTCTTGGCTTCAATCAATACGTCTGCCTGCCGATCTTGCCACCACTTGTGCAGTTCACGGTCTTGAACAGGAATGCTGTTCTGTCGATTCTTCTCGTCCTGCAGTCGTGGTTCACTCCATTCAAACTCATCTGCTACCGCATACCGCTGGCTGAACTCTTGGAAGCTGAATGATCGGTGTCTTAGAATCTGCCGAGCAATGTCTCGGGTGGTCTTAATCTCCATACACACAGACACCATCTCGAAGGGACTCCAGTGCTTGTGCTTGATTAGGTAGCGCAGCAGCTTGGGTGCAGTTTCGTTGTTGTTCTGGTTGTGTGGGTTAGACACACGGGCAATGAAGGCTAGCAGGTACTCAGCATCCGGTGTCTTCCAGATTGTTTTTACTCGGTTCATACTGTAGGATTCTTTTCGTGTCCAAATAGGCGGAAGAAATAATCAGCATCCACCACAGCCAAAGGCTTGCAGTTGTTTTGCTTGATGATCGCTACCGGCTCATAATCTCCGTGGCTGCAGGCTTGCTGATAGATGTCATACACAGCAAACTTTGCATAAGATTTACATTCGATCTGGATGGGGAAGAAGTCACGGGCATGGGGAGAGAGTTTCACATCCTCACCACCTGCACCCATTGACGTAGATTCCACATCTCCTGGCCGTAGGTGGTGGCAGTATTGGTACAGTTTATCCCGTACCCACTGCTGCAACCTGCGGCCTTTCTGTTTAGCGCTGGAAGTCTTCATTTCTTGGTAGACACAAACTGGTGCAGAAAGCCACCAAAGGTATCCACAAACTCCTCGTTATGGTTGGTCTGCCCCATCGTAAACAATACAGCATGGACTAGCTCATGGTAGAACGTGGCCTGCTTTGCTTGGTCTGTCATGTTGGACCTGATCTTGATGGTATGTGTCTCAGGATCACAGTAGCCCATTTCATTGATGTCAGGGCTTAGGCTGACGGACCATTGACTTCCTGCGAGGGTGAAGGAGGACACCATATCTGCCCCGGTTCCCGCCTCAACCACAGAAGCCTGCCGTTTTCTACCAGTCTGTCGTGCGGCAGGTTGTGTTTCTCGTAAGTTTTCCATACTGCCTCATATAGTTCTTGCTCTGTGGAGCATTTGCTGACGATCTTGTCGGCTTTGACAGGGCCGATGCCGTGGATGCCTTCGATGTTGTCGGTACGGTCACCTGTGAGCATTTGCTTGTAGAAGTTCTGCAAACCCTCAAACTCAGTGACGTAATACTTCTCACCTTTTACCGGGTTGTAATGCCACCCAGGAAGTTGGTCTAAATCCTTGTCTTGGTGTACGAGCCAATAATTTCCAAGACAGGATTGAATAGCCACAGCATCATCAGCTTCCTCCCCCTCAGTTAAAATCGCCCCGAGCCTTTTCTGCAAATGCTCTCGCAGTGCAGCATAGTGTCGGGGCTTTTTCATGTCTTTACGGTTGCCTTTGTAGGGCACCGTAACTGCGTATTCGTATCGGAAGTTGGTTTTACCGGTGATGTACGCCTTGTAGTCGTTACACTCCAAGGTTAGGTACACCACATCAGTAAACCACTCCACAAGCCTGTTCTTTGCGTCTTGCTCGTCATCTTCCTCGCAGGAGAAACCTACGCGATAGACGAGCATGTCAGCATCGACCAGAGCCTCTTTTGGTTCAGAAGGCCGCATCTTCCTCTGCTACTTTAGCCTCAGGGTTGTACACTTTCAGATCAGTCACAAACAGCTTCACAACGCTAGGGGCATTGCCGTGCATGGAACTCATCGGGTGTGTATAAGAAGACACAAGCGCACGAACCTTCGTACCATTACCAATAGTCGCAATGTCTACCAGATCACCGTTCTTATCCACTGGCTTATACAGATGCTTTGACTTAGCAATGATATAGTTGCCCATAATATCCTTGTTTTTAACCTTAATTCCCAAGGTCTTCAGGGCTTTGACACTCTCATCCGTAAGATTACCGATGGTACACTCGTATCGGGTGTTACCGGGGCTGAAGCGAGTATTGTACTCCTTCATCCAGTTAGCCCAAAACAACTCACCTTCGATCTTCACGGGTTTCGTACTGTCCATTTAATTTCCTTTCAGGTTACATGGTGCGGCTGACCGGACTCGAACCGGTACGCCGATTGGCGAGGGATTTTAAGTCCCTTGCGGCTACCAATTACGCCACAGCCGCAAAACATTATTGTAGCATAACCGGTGCGTCTTGTAAATCCCCATACTCTTTATTCAGGTATTCTAGGCACAAAAACAACATCATCGCTACCTTAAAGACATCCAATCCTGGCGTGTGCGCCAACTCAAATGAGTTCTCATACACATCAATGATGATGCGGTCAGTGGGTTTCTCGCCAGTTTCTGCCAATTTTATATTCTCCGTCTAGGGGACACCTGAGTTTGAAGTGTTCCCCTGCTTCGATAATGCTCATACGAGCCGCTTTACCTGCTTCCTCTGCGATAGCCTCCGGGCACTCGAACTGAAATTCATCATGCACGTTAGCAACCAGCTTGACCGGCCACCTGTTAGCCCTGATCTTGTTGTCAAACAGTACCAGAGCCTTCTTCATCACAATAGCCCCCGCGCCTTGCAGTAGGCTGTTAAGAGCCGCATGTTCGGACCTGATCCAGATACGCCTACCATCTAATCCTTCAACTGAGCCTGTAGCAGCACGTTTCTTGACATCTCCCAAGAGTCGTTCAAGTGCTGGAGTTTGCCGTAGAAATTTGGACTTGAGTCTTTCGCCTTCTCTTGCAGTTCCCCCAACAATGCTTCCAATTTTTGCATCTCCTGCTCCATAGAGGAATGCATAAATAAAAGTCTTCGCTGCGTCTCGTGTAGGAAGTCCTGCTGCTCTCTGATTGACTGTATGCACATCTGTGCCGTCTTTTGAGCTTCCAGTAGTAACTGTTTTGACATAGTTTTCATCCTGCATGTAGTGAGCTAACATACGCAACTCCAGGCCAGAAGCATCACAACCCACCAGCACGTTGCCTTCTTCAACTGTCCAGCACTGACGACACTCAGGTCCATACACGCTGCCAGAGTTAGGAATCTGCGCCATGTTGGGGCTACTGTGTGTCATACGGCCTGTCACAGCACCGTTGGTAATGACCTTACCGTGTACCCTACCATCGCTACCAACAGCCTCTAGCCATGACTGAATCTGTGCAATGCGTTTCTGTAGCAGCAGATACTCAGCAATCATTTTGGCTTCAGGCAGGTCAACCTTAGACAACACAACTTCGTCCACCTTCGGCTGTCCATTTTCGGTAAACTGTTTAGGCTTCCACCCAAGTTCGATCAGCTTTTCTCCGATTTGCTTTCTGCTACCGGGGTTGAAAGTAACCAGCAACGGCTTGAGTTGCTTGCCTGTTTTCTCACTGACTCGTTGGACTTCGTATGGAGGCCACCGCTGTTGCATTGCCTCATATATTCCATCCAACTTTCCTTGGATGTCAGCAAGTAGCAAGGTTGCGTGCTGTACGTCGAGTTTGAATCCATTTCGTTCCTGTTGGGCAATGATTGCCGCTACTCTGTGTTCAAGATCAATAGACTCTTGGCTAAACCCTTTCTTCTCCAGTGACCTTACCAGCGAAAGGTAAAGCCGACGAGTAACATCACAATCCCGTATGCAATAATACTGAAGCAAAGAGTCTTTGGGTTTGTCAAAGCATTCTCCAGGATACTCTTGTCGTCGTCCTTCCATCCACTCCCAGATTTTTCCGTACTCAATCTTCATCTCCCCGCCCAGAGTCTTCCCCCAAGCGTCTAGACTGTGGCCTTGCTCTCTGCTCGGATCGAGCAACCTTGATGCTATCAACGTATCGTACACTTGGTTCCATAGAATCTTCGTATTCCAAAGCCGACTCAACATCGGAAAATCGAAGTTTATTCCGTTGTGGGCTACTATCAACGTAGCGCCCTTTATAAATGCCACGAGGTTGCTTGCTGCTTTCCATACTTTTACTTCACCTGTGTCAATGTCCTGCGTCACCGCTAGGTGTATTGTACTGTGTTTGCTGTCCGTTTCGATGTCCAGCACTATCCGCATACTGTTCTTTCAGTTGTTCGTATTGGTGGATCAATAATTGGTAGCGGTCCTGTAAATCAAGATACTTACCTTCTAGCTCCATAACGCGCCTAACAAGCTGTTCAACGTCCATCATTTCATAAAGTCCAACTTGAGACGAAGACCAGACACATACACCTGACCAGTGGGAAGAACCCTATCGTAGTCCTGCTTGTATGAATCCTTACGCAGCACATGGTCGCTGAAGATGTCATACAGATAGTAGTCATCATCGTTGACAGACTGCCTAGGAAGCGGCGTATGCTCTCCGTTAGTGTTCAGAAACGTGGTCATTTCTCGTACCTTACCTTTTCAAATTTAACATCTTCCACTTGGACAACGTAGCCTTGTTCCTTCATATCTTCAACAAAGTCTAGCGCCTTGTCCAGCAGGGTATCCTCAAATGTAAACACTGTGTATTGGTAAACCCCACCCCACAGCAGATTATAGAGTTCTTTCATTTTTGTATGTTTTGAAATAAAACTTCGCGTATTCTTCACTATCGTCTTCTACAATAGAGCCGTCAGGAAGAACATACATACCGTCAGAAAGATATACAGGTTCACCTGGTTCAAGACCAGAAAATGACAATTGCTCTAAATAAAATTCACTGTATTTCATAGCGGTTGCTCCTCTACTTCCGTCATTCTACCAGTTTCCAGATTAAAACGCAAGTGGCAGGCAGGGCCAGTGAATCCATTAAAGCGATTCTTGGCCACAGATACCTTGGTGGTATGTCGCTCTGCCTCGTCCTCTGCCATGCTGTTACGCTCCAAGGTAATCACAGCGTCCGACAACTGAGCAATAGCGCCACTACCACGCAACTGAGACAAACTAACCGCCTGTCCGTCCTCGTGACCAGCGTTGCCGGTGGGCCTACGCAGGTGCGAGACACAGAACAAGGTAATCCCGAGTTCCTGGACCAGTGTACGCAGCTTGGTCATCAGATTGTCAATGGCCTTACGCTCATCGTTCAGGTCTTGGCCCGAGATAACGATAGAGATATGGTCAAGGAAAACCACGCGACAATCCAAAGCTTTAGCCATGTACCGAATGCGGTTGAGTACGTTGTCAATATCCAAGGAGCCGAAATGGTCAAAAAGATAAACACGACCAGTGCCCAACGTTGAATCAAAAGCATTCTTGAGTTCTTCGGTAGAAACCAGTGTATCAGGCAGGTGCAGCATCTTGTTAGCATGGACAGACATGATGCTACGAGCCGTCTTTCGTACCGATTCCTCCAAGAACATAGCACCGATCTTCCAATCAGTCTTTTGTAGGATTTCATATAGAATTTCCCGTAGAAACTGAGATTTACCCAGACCAGAGCCTGCCGTGATAGTAACCAGTTCAGACGACCGAATGCCATAGAGCAACCTATTCAGTCCCTTCCAAGGGTAAAAGGATTCTGCTGGCTTTTCTGGCTCTGAGACTGAATCCCAGAGGGTAGCAGCATCCACAATGCCATCTGGCACAAACGGCTCAGCACGCCACCATTCATTGACAAACTCTTTACTTGCTCCGGCGATGAGGTAATCACAGGCATCCTTGTATCCTGACAGGTGTTTAACAATCTTGGCCTTGGGTCCAAATAGTTCAGCCACTTCCTTTGCTGCCTTGCGGCCTGGTTCGTCTGCATCGAAGCAGATCACCACATTCTCAAAGGTGTTCAGCCACTCATACTGTGCCTTACAATCCTTCAGTGCTGCGTTGGCACCGTTTCGGATTGAGACAACAGGCCACTGGCTTCCAGTGAGTTGAAAAGCTGCAAGGGCGTCAAGCTCTCCTTCAACGATGGTGACGTACTTTCCACCACTATGGAATAGATTTTGTCCGAAGAGTCGCGTAGTGTTAAAATCACCAAGGATTGAGAAACGCTTATCTGCCACGAAACGCAGTTTATAGGCAACCGTGCGACCGTCAGAGTCGGTATATGGGTAGAAGTGTTTTCCATCTTTCTGGGTTACAGAGTATTTCTCACAGGTGGCCCGAGTAATCTTACGCTCGGGAATGGGCAGAACCTCACCGCCCGGTTCCACAAACTGTGGGCGAGGTGCCCTTGCTGCGTCGGCAATAGCCATATGGTACTCGAATTCTTCCTCTGTGCGGGTTGTATTACAGGCAAAACAGTGTGTATGCCCATCATCGTACAGGGCGCAGGCGTCGCTGCTACTGCAGTCCTTGCATGGCCCATGCTTGATGAATCGTGATGCTGTTTTGTGGTTCATTTGCTTGCCAACATATAAAGCCCGATATTACTGAAAGCATAACCAGCGTATGCAATCAGCATCCCGGTGTTGCCTTTGACCCCTTGCTCTGCGGCCACGTAAGCGTAAATCAGGCCCGTGAGCAGAATCAACCATGCACTCATGTCCTGCTCCTGATGGCGGCGGCGCAGTCTTTCAGCACGAACTGCCCGATTTCGTTTTCACTTGCCATGCTGTCAGCAAACTTCGCGCATTCCTCACGCTCGGCAGCAACACCTTTAAGGAATCCCTCGTAGTACGCGCCCCGCAATTCATCGCTGGTGTAAGGGCAATCCCGCGCTAGTGCTGCGCGTAGCGTATCCTTAGCTTCTTGAACGGCTTGCCCGTGACTCATCACACGCTCTAACGCCTCCAGCGCCTGCTGTGCTGCTTCGCGTAGCGTTACCACGGTGAATCCTCCTCATTGTCAGGATTAAAGGGCACAGGCTTACCCTTGTTGGGGCCTGGGTCTTTGGGGTTGGGATAGGCAGGAAACGGCCACGGATTCACGGTTAATCTCCAAGGATAAAAGATAGCACAGCAGCACCGACAATAAACGTCAGCACCATCATTCGACATCACCCACAGGAATTTGACCTTTGTTCAGGCGTCGGACTACTTCCTCCGCAACTTCAGCCATTATTTTATCACGACCTTCAATCATAAACAAGTCAACGACATCTTGAATTACCGACCACCTGAAAAACTCATACTGGTCACGTTCGTCAAAGTCTTGCACGTTAAAGTTCCTTTAATGTTAGTAATACATTAATGTTAATATACTTATAATGTATATTTAATATATAAGTTATACATTAAAGCATACGTTAAAGTGTTATTGTATCACAGTTCCTGATTGTCGTCAAGCTCCTGCATCTCTTGATCGATGTCTACCTCTGTGATGAGGTCTTTCCTGTCGCGCACAGGCAACGGTGTCACATCGGAGACAGCAGCAAAGCAAGGATTACACATATCCAAAAAGTCACCTGTCATTCCATGTCGTCGGGTTGACTCATAGTCCGACAACAAGCGATCACAGCATACACACTTCATTTTAAGCCCTTCTGGGGTGTTGGTGCAGGATACCCCTCACCCAATGTAAAATAAACGCTCTAAGGCCCGTTTAAAGGCCTCTAAACAGCCTTCCCGAAGCCCTTTGCACCTCCCCTTGTCCCGTCAAGCACATTCGACCATCAGGAAACCATGTAAAAACCAGGATTTCAGCGTCATCAGGGTCAACGAAGATCACCACACGGTGCCCTTCACCTTGGGACATCAAAAGCTCTTTGTAAGGGCTTTGTGGTGCCCGTAGATGGGCCAGGATCGACTCTGAAGCCCCACAAAGTGCAGGGATGCTCCCTTGCGCCATCGGTGGGCTTTGGGCGTGAGACAGTGCTGCGGTAACCAGTAATATACCCATTAGCACCCGTTTAATCTTCATCTTCATCATGCAAAACCTCATAATATAGGGTTTCTTCGGCTAATTCGAGCATTAACAATAGATCAGCCTCGGATACTTTGGGTTGATAATCATCAATGTCGTAGTCCATGTTTACTTGTCCTTCACTAATTCAAATAAACCCAGGCATTCCCCTGTTTCAGGGTCGAAATCATTAGATTCCAGCCACAGACGGGCCATCATGCGACTGTCTGACCGATAGGCCACAATTTTAGATGATCGGAATCGGACTAGGTACATCATGCTTCCGGCATAGTGATGGTAGACTGTACAAAGCAAAACACATAACCTTTGCCGTCTGCACTTTGACCATAGGCCATTGTGGAGTAATCAGGCGCATATTTAAGTTCACGGTCCATCAAAACCCTAGCAGCTTTGGCATGGCGCTCCACGTCGCCTAAGTCATAATCAACGCTGATTGACACGGGCTTGTGCCCATTGTTGGTGTAAGCTTTGATGCGAGCCCCGCGTGTGTCGGTAGCAGGGACAAACTTAGTGTGAATAGCGATCATGATGGATAAGCTCCAGAAGTTACCGCATACCGTGCGGCACGGGTGCGTGTCATCATACACTGCACACCATAGGGCACTCAATAGAATAGCCCTACAGTGTGAAGGGTTAAGCTTCCGCAGGAAGCGCTCACATTGTCTCAGACAGTGCCAGCATCATACCCTCGCCTGATTGATAATCGTCAAGATTGTAGGGTTTATACCCTGCAGGGCGCTGTTCGTTCAGCATGTCGCGAGCTTGCGCCCACCCGTAGCGGCGGATCATTCCCATCATGCGCTCGTATCCGTCCCAAAATGCTTTTGATTTCATTGTCAATTCTCCGATGGTAGGTTTAGTTTACAGATTGTGCTGCCTTGTCAGCGTCAGCCAGCGCCTGCGCTGCAGGCTTACCGGCCAGGATTCCGGCATTGTAGACAGACAGCCAGAGGCAGTATTGTGATTGTGTCATGCTTGCCCCGTGGCTGCGGCGATAGCGGCGCGGATGGCCTTTGAGTGGCGCTGTACGGTGCCGGGCTTGAATGCGGCAAGCTGCGCCGGGTCGGATAGAACATCCTCGACATACGGCAGGGCGTCCAACAGCGCGTCCAGCAGGGCCGGTGCTGCTTCAATCAATCGTTTGTTTGCTTCTGCTGCTTTGCCGAGGCCACACGATTCAGTCCATTTGCCGAGGTGTAAATACTTGCCATTTGCCTGACACAGCGTGTCGTTGCAGAAAGCCCAAGGGCCGGGAGTGTGTTGCATGATGATTCTCCTAAGTTAGCGGGTGAGGACGTCAAAGTAGCTAAGGGCGAGCATGGTGAGACACAAGCCCAAGGCTACAGCGAAGAGACAGTCGATGATGGTGTCGCGCATGGTTCACCCCTTGGAAAGCTTCTTGAGGGCCTGATCCTTCAGCCCGTAGTGATCGGGTGCCTCAAGCTCAAGGATTCTCGCAGCATAGTCCACGCATTGCGCTGTCGTCAGCTCCGAACTAAAAGGCTGCACGCGGATGAATCGCGCAACATTCACCAGCACAGTGACAGTGTGCAGAGACTTCGCCAAGGGCTTAGCCTTAGGTGTGGAGTCAGCGGCAATGCCGGACAAGTACGCGGTGGTGGTATCGGTAAACATGGTTTCCTCTTAGGTTGCATCGGTGCGGGATTGCATCCGATGTAGTAACTATAACGCCAACCGCTGCAGCCTGTCTATAGGGTTTTCCCTAGGTTTTGCCATCTTTACAATACTTTACATTCATTAGGGTTTACCCTGGTCTTGTATAAGACACAAGAGCACTCTTATATAAGACATAAGTGTATACACTTTCAGTATACCGTAATTGTAAACAATAATTGTAGACTGTTCAGGTATACAATTGCGGTATACGATTACAGTATACGATATAGGGTCCCGCATCGTCCCTCACACTAGCCCGCACAAGTACGTTAGTGCTTACTCACCAGGCAATGCGAATGCGAATCATTCTCATTTGCATGTTAGTGTACGCTAACCAGGCCACAGAAGTGTGTGCTTACTAACATTGACGGGGGGAGGGGTCATCGCTTGTGTTTTATTTTTGTGGGAGCCTACCCCGCTCACAAAAAAGTAAAATTAGGTAAATACTGCACTGCAACAAATAAGGGAAAGATGAGTACAGTATTATGTTCC